CGAGACCGGAAAGCAGCACGAGCCTTGGGGTCATCTCTTCGGATTTCCATGTTAGGATCACCGAAGGTAACTTTCTTAGTCTTGTCACCGTCCTTGACGTAAACCCCGAACTTCTTTGAGCTACCTTTAGGCAGTCGGAAAGGTTTGTTCAGGGGTTTGTCTGCTTTGTTGATTTCATCCTCAGTAGGAAGAGTGTCTGGATCATACATTAGCTATTCCTTAAGGTGCATCAGTTACAATGTCAGCAGCAGTCATGTTGTACATAATAAAAGTCGCAGTTCCTACATTGTCTTGAATACTGGGGTAAGTGTCGCCATCTCCCATACGCCACCAATGATCGGGAGGTGTGCCTAAATCCTCAAGATCGTGAGTGGAGCCTGGGTTGTAGATGTCAGAGATGTTACTAGACTGATCGGAACCCCATACAGCCAACTCATCCACACGGCAGTTGTCTCTCATGTATGTGCCGGAAGCAAACCTGCCTACCCTCAAGTTCTGACCTGAGATAGCTCCTGACCAGCCGTAGTTATTGTGACTGTTGGAGGTAGTTTGTTGAGACCCGTCAATGAAAATCTTGAATCGGCTGTAGTAATCCGAGAGGTCTCCCGAAGAAGCTCCCGTTGTGCCGCCATCATAACTAATAAGGATGTGGTTCCAAGCGCTGTGCGTAAGAGAGTTTGTAGGTGTAGACAACTGGATATAGTTGTTGTTAGAGCCGTAACGTAATCTGAGTTTGTCCGTAGACCCAAGAAACCTAACCTCTACAAAACCAGAATTGGTTACGTCAGAAGCACCAAAGTAAAAAACGGTCTGTCCGTTAGTGCTTGTACTTGGCTTAAACCACATTGAGATTGACCAAGCGTCGCCAGAGCCAGAGCCATTAGAAGACCTGCCCAAAACACTGTCCAGAAGCCCTGCGTTAGCTCCAAGGTAGTCTTGGTTCTGGAAGTTTACGCTTTTAGTGTTGGAATAGGGAGGGGTTGCTACGTTCAAGGTGATCGTCTCAGAGTCTTCCCCAAAGTAGTTAATAGCTTTAGCGGTAATGTTGTAAGTACCTGCCGAAAGGTTTGAACCCCCAACCAGCTTACGCATATTACCTTCTACATTAACAATACCTGAAGGGAGGTTAGACCACTCATACCCTACACCCTTAGTAGCCACCAGTTCATAGTTGAGAGTGTCACCCTCGGTCATATTGACCGTAGTTGCGGATGTGATAGTCGGGGGAACGCCTGTGGAACTACCAGAAGCAGAGAACTCCGCATTGAGAGCATTACAAACAGCCGTTGCAGTAACTCCATAAACTGCGTCATTTTCATCTACAAAATCTTCGAAAGGAACTTGAGAAAAAATCTGAACACTCTTAGATAAATCCGTAATGTTGATCTTTACGTCAGAAGGGTCATCCATAGTAGCTTGAAGGGAGTTGAGGAACTGAACACCGTTAGAGTTCTCAATAAACACGGCACCCGCATCTTGATCTTTATAAACCTTAATAGTCACCGTTAGATTTCCTCACTTCAATAACCATACCCGCATTAACCAAAGTTCCCCCACCAGAAAGCTTAACTTGAGGCTGGATAGGGTTGTCTTTAGTGTTGTCATCACCTACATAAATATAGTGAGTAACAAGCGCCTGACGATACTCTCTGCCAGAACCCTCATCCAGACGGTTTACTGTAGTCTCTAGAGTATAAGCCCCTGCACCTGCCCCCAGTGTGTACCGGAAGTCTAGTGCAGCGTTGTTGGTAGTGGGTGTTACCGTGTAGTCCATACGGACGATAATAGAAGAACCGATAGGAAGCTCATCAACGAGGATAGCACCTGTGGTTGGGTCTAGCAGCCTAGTCACACCAGTAGGCAACTTAATGTTAGAGAAGGAGCCTTCACCATTGTTAGGAATGTCGGTCCAAGTGTCGTCTGCCAGAGTGACAGGTGCAGCCGATGTGCTAGTATCGTTGTAGTCAGCAAAGCCTCCAATATCCACAGCACGTAGCGTAGGGATTACGAAGGTCTTGTTGTTGTTGCACTTGATGATTAACTGGTTGTCATCATCCATCTCAGCGCTATAGATAGCAAAGTGACCAAGGGGAAGACCTGCGCCGTTCTGGATAACCTCAGTCTTATTCGTGACTGACACCTTACCAGCAATAGTCATATCACCATCGTCATAGGTAACAACAAGCATGTTCTCATTGTTTACCTTGATAGACTTGATACCGCGCCCGTCTTTACCGTCAACACCGTCACGGCCAGCTTTGCCTACCGGACCCTCTGGGCCAACAATAGACTGACCGTCAACGCCATCTCTACCGTCTTTACCGTCAACACCGTCACGACCAGCTTTACCTACTGGACCTTGGATACCGTCAACACCATCGCGGCCAGCTTTACCCACCGGACCTTGAGGACCAACAATGCTTTCGCCTTTTTCACCAGTATCCCCCTTGTCACCCTTCTCTCCTTTGTCGCCCTCACGTCCTGTGAAGTCTTTCTTAAGGAGTTCTTTGGCTACAACGGCTTTGATGATAGCTACATTGTTGGCAAACTCAGTCATCTTTCAGGTACTCCAAAGAGGCTTTAAGAACCTCCTCTTGCAAAGCCGCAAGTTTAGAGACTTCTTCTTCTGACTTTTCATCCTCTTCTTCAGGTTCATCTTCTTTCACTGGAGCTAGAGCAGCTTGACGGGCAACATCAAGTGACTCTTCGTACTTCTCACGATCCAACTCAGGAAGTTCAGCATTGTGAAGGAGAGCATCAACAATCTCAGGTTGGTCAGCCAAGTTGATGTTGGCACCATTGAGATTGCGAAGGTATGCACCAAGCTCTTTAAGGTCATGGGGAGCAACGTCACCAGCAACCAACTTAGGCATCATGTCAGGGTTAAGGTTGTTCAGTTCCCAAAGAGGCTCAATAAGCTGCTTGTTAAGAGTATCTACCACCTGAGTGATATAGCTCTCCAAGGCACGTAGGAACAGGTCTGTCTTGCTCTTAGATAGGGCGTAGGAACCATTAGAACCGCCACCAAGCATCAAGAACTCAGACAGTACGCTACGAGCAATATCATGCTGGTAACGACGAATGATAGGGTCAATGTCAATATTACGGGTGCCGCTAGAGGACATAAGCTCTACGTCAACCAGACGTTCCCCTGTAGGCGCACCATCCTTGTCTGGGTAGGTATCACTAGGGAGAATAATGTAGCCCTGATCGTTGAACTTGACATCCCGTAAGATAGACTGTAGTTCATTACGGAAGGCAATCTGACCTTCAGTAGCATCAGGGGAAAGGTACTCAGCAGGTACACGAGCAACTGGGATACCAGCTAACTCACGCTCAACACCCACAGCCTCAATAGACTGCATATTGTTAAGGTACTGGTAGCTCGTATAGGCGTTACGGAGGATAGACCTACCGGAAGGATCGCCGTTAATAGTTGTTGTGCGATAATAAACAGATTTACGGCTAGGGATGTACTTCTTGCCCATACCAAAGCCTGTACTCTGGTAGATACCAAGGATGTCCCCAGTCTTGTGCTCTACGTCAAACCTATCAATGGTCCAAGGCGAGCGGCAAGCCAACTTACGGACACCCATACGTCCATCAGAGTGTTTAGACTTCTTCTTAGGGTTCTGACCTAAGCCTTCCCGACGCTTATATACTACTTCAAACCAAGAGAAACCGTAGGATAGAAAACTAAGAGCTTCTGCAATGTGGTCATCAAGAGTATGCTCCATATCCTCTAGGACACTTTCAACGAACTCTTTCTCTTTCTGAGCAGTAGCACTATCATCAGCGGCCACTACATTGATTTCCACATCACGAAGCATCTGTTCAACGGCATACATGACAGCACCAATGGTACTATCGTTGTCACGCATCTCTCTGTACTTCTTGACAGCAGCCTTACCTTTTAGCTCAGTAAGGAACTCATCTGCACGAAAGTTACCGTTGTGGACATTCTGGCCTGCCACACCTAGAATAGCGGTTGATTCTGTTTTTGACAGGCTCTTAGTCATTAGCTCAGTCCTTTGTTGCTACTGTATACGAGTTTTAGTTGAGGTTTTTGGTAGCCGTTAAGCATAAGTTCCGTCAATGCCCAAACCATAGCATCAAGTCTGTCTGGAGAACCGATAGAACCTAAAGGCTCCCATGTTCTCATTTGGGTTTCTAGTTCATTAAGGTTTGCACCGTCTTCTGGGTTCCTTACGTGATGCACCAAACCACGCTCATACAAGGCCGCTACAGGCTCCGCACGGGCATACTTACCTCTGGATGCTCTAACCATCTTCAGCGGTACACTCTCGTCCTCTCCGTGGATTGTATGCTTGACCATATCACCACCTTGGTTGACTTCAGCTACAATTCTATCAGCTTCATACTGATGGTAGAGTTCAATAGCCTTAGCCGCCCAACCTTGAGGAGACAGTCTATCAGTATAATCTCCGAGGATATAAGCCTTACCGTTGACATCCACACCAGCAACCACTATACCAGTCATATCAGACTCAGCATTAGAGGTAACAGCAGGGTCAAGTGCTACAACAACACGGGTAAGATCATAGACCATTCGGTCGCCGCGTTTTACGCTAGGAACCTTGTCTCTGTCCACCTGACAACCATCAATAGTGTCGGTAGTCCACAGAGCACCTTCGTTTTCTTCCAAGACCTCAGCATAGAGTTCCTGACGACCAAGCCTAGTGCCCTCATACTGGTCTCTCACAGCATTTAAGTAGGTTCCAGCTAGGTTAGCCGCATTATCAAATGTAGACCCCGTAGTAATACGTGTTTTCGGGTCTTTTAGCAGTTTTCGTACTAATTTTGTAGATTTTGGGGTAGTAGTGACACAAACTTTAGGATGTTTACCTAATCGTAGACAAAACTGCAACATGTCCCAGGTGTCTTCGTCCTTATTCCATGCCGCTAACTCATCACACCAAGCAGCAGAAAACTGAGGACCACGAAGACGTTCAGGTTCTTCAGCGGAATAGAACTCTACTTTAGCACCATTAGCCCAAGTAAGAGTACGTTTAGTAGGGGACCACTCAGGGAACCCCATCTCTTTACCTTTGTAGGTCTTGTCGTATTTAGAACAGAGAGCCAAGAACCCTGACTCACCTTTGACCATAACACGTTCAATATCGGAGTTAGTAGAGGCTACACAAGCAATACGTCTGTGTCCTTCCTTTACCTTCTCTCGTACCCACTGAGCACCAGTCCAAGTCTTACCGAAGCCTCGACCACAGTTAAGGAACCATACGTTGTGATCCCCTTCAGGTTCAATCTGCTCAGGTCTAGCCCAGAACTTGTACTCTTTCTGTAGTTCCTCTAACTGCCTCTTGGACATCTTAGCGAGAGCTTCTTGTACCTCATCACTAGGCATCTCTCGTAGGGTCTGGGCAGTTAACATATCGGGTTATTCCTCTGTATCAGTTCTTCTGCGTGCCGACAGATAAACCTCACGTTTCTTAGCCGCAGCCAAAGCTTTTCCTAAAGAGTTTTTATCTCCAGAGACAATACCTTTTACCGCCTCTGCCATATCTTTATTCATATTGCCAAACTTACTCACCGTCAGTTTCCTTGGCGAAAGTGTACTTTGAATCTTTCTTCTCCAAAGCAATAACCTACACAAGAAACCCCTTCCGAGACTGCAAGAAAAGCTAAAAAGCACAAAACAAGAGAACACCCAACAAGTGCCCGCGCCACTACCAATGCCAATCTACTCATCGTCAGTCTCCTTACCTAGAGCAGCCATGAGAGCATTAACCGCACCCTCGTTCTCTTCCTCTTCAGTACCAACCTCTTGTTCCTGTACATGGGAACTTGGAGACCAACCAGCACGAGAGCGTAGGTACAACTCTTGAGACTTGAAGTCACCCTCTAGTGCTTGGTCAATAACTGTCTTACCAACCTTAGCATCAAGAGTGAACTTAACTTCGTCCATGTCCTCACGGTACAACTTATAGAACGTAGTGTACGACTGAGGAGCATTCTTCATATGCAAGACAGAAGCAAAGATTTGTCTTACGGATACACCACCAGAGATACCTTCACGTACCTTACGGGCAATGTTTGGGTTCTTTGGTAGTTTGTTAGGCATTCGTAAGTCCTTTGGTGAACAGTCGCCGGTCTTAATTATAAACCGAACAACAATAGTTACCCCATAGCTCATAACCGTAGATACTAATATGTACCGTAATTGTTATGGCTACAGGGTTCCCTCTACAGGGGAAACTGATGTAAAACAGAAGTTAATTATTCATAACCGTAAATCATATAGATTATTATAATACTTATGTTGGGTTTTTAGTCTGTACTGTAGTTGTACTTAAGTTTTACTACAGTTATGATTCTCATTAGGTATTATACATTATTGATTATAAAACTATAGAACAACTTATGTACAACTTAAGTACCCTATACCTATATATAGTCACACATTTCAGAAGGGTCAACCAGTTTCTTTGGGGGTGCGTCATTTTGTAGCAACTTTACTATAAACTGTGACATAAATAGCACAACTGTAGATGTTTTCTTTTGTTTTTTTTCTGTG